CTAACGCAACAGCAGCGTGCGCACGTCGCGCGCGTAGCGGGGAGCCGGCGGCGCAGCAGTGGCGGCGGGCGTGGCGATGGCCAGGTGCCCGTCCTGGGGCAACGGCTGCAAGTCCAGGCCTCGGCGCAGGATGTCCTTGAGGCCCTGGTAGCGCAGGTTGCCGAAGTGCAGCGCCCGGCGGCACGCGGCCTCGGCCCGCTCTCGCGGGAAGCCCTCCAGGTGCACCACCATGGCCTGCACGCAGCGCAGCTGGCTGAGGACGTCATCGGCGTCGAAGACGGCGCGCACGTACGCCTCGGTGTGAGGGCCCAGCCGGGCCGCCCGCGCCTCCCAGTGGCCGCGACTGCGGTGGCGCAGGGCCGCGCGCGCCTCGGGCAGGTGGGCCTCCACGGTGCTGCGGTGGCCCTCGCCGCGCAGCGGGTGGGTGGCCACGCGCTCGTCCTGGGCGTACACGCGCACGTCGTGGGCGGTGACGCACAGCCAGACGCGCTGGCCGATGAGACGCCAGGGCACCGAGTACAGCCGTCGGCCGTACATGACGTGGGCGTCTCTGTGCACGCGGGCCTCGTGCCACACCTCGGGCGCCCACGCGGCCGCCGGCAGCGCACGCAGCGCCGCGGCCTCGGCCTGCTGGAAGAGGAGGCGCGGCTGGCGCCCCGTCGTGCCGTGCACGCGCACCGACGCCACGTCCCGCAGCCAGCGCTGCAGGGCGACCTCGCACTCGCGCGCGTCCTCCCCGGCCCGCCCGGCGAAGAAGTTGCCCTTCACATAGCGCACGCCCGCCTCCACCTTGCCCTTCTTCTCGGGGGCGCGGGGTGGGGCCGGGTCGACGATGAAGCCGTAGTGACGCGCCAGCGCGCGGTAGCTGCGTTGCAGGGCCCTCTCCCCGTCCACCCCGAAGGCCGCGCGTACCACCGCCGCCTTGAGGTTGTCGGGCACCACGCAGCGGGGCACCCCGCCGAAGTACGCGAAGGCGGCCTCGTGGCAGCGCAGCCACGTCTCCACGCGCTGGTCGAACACCAGCGTGGCGAAGAGGTGGCGGCTGTAGCCGAGCACCATGACGAACACCCAGGCGCGCCGCAGCGTCCCCGTGTCCGCGTCGTACAGCCGGCCCACTTCACCGAAGTCCACCTGCGCCACCTCGCCCGGGGCCGTCTCCACGGGGATGGCGACGTCCTCTTCACTCACGCCCTGCGCCCGACGCACGCTGCCCACCAGGCGTTTGACGGCCGAGAGGCTGCCTACCGGCACCCCTGCCTCCATCTGCAGCCGGGTGAAGATGGCCTGCGGCTGCAGGCCTTTGGCCACCCACGATTCCACTTGGGCTCGGTGCGCCTCCAGGCTGGACGTCTGCTGAGGCGCTGGCGGGGCCGCGGGCCGCGCCGCCAGCACCGCGGCCTTGAGCACCTCGAGCTCGGGCAGCACCTGCACATCGCCCCGCAGCAGCCCCGCAGCCTCCAGCACGCGGCGGTAGTTGCGCTCCACGTCCACGCCCATTCGCAGCACCCGGGCCACTTGCCGCGCGGGTGTGCCCAGGCGGTGCAACCGCACCAATTCCTGCAGCCGGTCCATCTCCACTCTCCGGTTACTCACGCCACTTCCCTTTCCTTGGGAAGCCAGCGTGGCCTGTCGGCACGAGGCCCGGGGGACCGGTTTGGCCGAACTCACCCCGACCGGGTTCGCCGAACTCCGGAGGACCTGTTACGCCGAGCTACGACAGGCCGGCGCACCACCTCTCGCGGCGGGGGTGGTGCCCCCTCTCGGAAGCGCACCTCCGCTCGACGACGCACGCGGTGGAAGTGCGCGCTGACGAGGCCGGCCTCCGCCGGCTGAGACTCGGGGCTCGCGCTCACGCGACCACCCCCTCGCGCCCGAGCGCCACTGCCTCACCGGCATGGGCAAGGTGCACGTCGACGCGGCCCGTCGCCTCATCTACTACCACCCGGCCAACGAGGGCCCGCAGCAGGCGTCCCCGGTTGGTGGCAGTGAGGGCGTCCCACACCGCGTTGAAGTCCGCCAGTGCCTGGGCCACCCACGCCGCCTCCACCTTCTCCCCCTCCATGGCGTCCAGGACGCGCTCCACCTCCGCCAGTCGCTTCCTTATACCGGCGACCTCCTCTTCCGCGGCCGTCAGCTTCTCCTCGACGAGGCGCCGGGCTGGGCCCTCCAGTTTTGAAAGGGAGTCCACCCACTTCCCTGACTCCTCAGCGCGCTTGGCCAAGTCTCTCGGAAGCTGCGCCCGCTCGGCGCGCAGGACCTTGTGCTTCTCCTCCAGCCGCGACGTGAGGCGGGCGTGTACCTGTGCCGCGAAGCCATCACCTACCGAAATCTCCCGGAGCTGCGTGACGACGAAGTCCTCCAGGGCGCCTGCCGGAAGGGGCGCGGCCCGGCACCCCGCCCTCCCCTCTTTGTCCCGGGTGACGCAGCGGTAGTAGCGGTACTCGCGCGTGCCCTTGCGCGTGCTGCCGGGTGTCATCGCCTCGCCGCACAGGCCGCAGCGCAACAGCCCTCGCAGCACGTAGTCGGGGTTGCGCCCGTGGTACTGGAGGCCTGGGCCCTCCAGCATGTCCTGCACCCGGTGGAAGGTGGCCCTGTCGACAATCGCCGGGTGCTCGCCGGGGTGCGTCTCGCCGCCATACGGCACGAAGCCCACATACAGGGGACTCCTCAAGAGGCGCAGCACATCCTGCGTCGTCCACCTCCGGGCCGCCCGCGTGGCACCGCTCTGGGCCTCGTGCCGCTTCGTCGTGCGCCCCTTCTCATTGAGGAGGCGTGCCACCGCCGAGGCATGCTGGTGCTGGAGGTACAACTCGAAGGCCTCCCGCACCACCACCGCCTCGTACTCATTCACCACGAGGCGCTTGTCCTTCACCTCGTAGCCCAGCGGCGCGCGCCCTCCCGTCCACTTCCCCTTGCGCCTCGCGGCGGCCACCTTGTCCCGCGTGCGCTCCGAAATCATCTCGCGCTCGAACTCGGCGAAGGACATCAGCATGTTCAACGTCAGCCGCCCCATGGCGTCCGCCGTGCTGAAGTTCTGCGTCACCGAGACGAAGGAGGCGCCCGCCGCGTTGAAGCGCTCCATGACTTTCGCGAAGTCGAGAAGGCTGCGGGAGAGGCGGTCCACCTTGTACACCACCACCACGTCCACCCGGCCCGCGTCCACGTCCTGCAGCAGTCGCTGGAAGGCGGGCCTCTCCATGTTGGCGCCGGTGAAGCCGCCGTCGTCGTAGCTCTCATCCCCCAACACCCAGCCGGGCTGGCGCTGCACGTAGGCGACACAGGACTCGCGCTGGGCGTCCAGCGAGTTGAACTCCATCTCCAGGCCCACCGCCGTGGACTTGCGCGTGTAGACGGCGCAGCGCTTCGCCTCCGAGGGCCCTGGCTTGCTCTTCCTCATGGTTCCCCCGCCCCCTCTGTCGTCGTCGGTTCGGCGCTCGAGGGCGGCTGCTGCCCGGCGAGTTGCTCCGCCATGGGCACCAACCGCTCCAGGTTGTCATTGAGGCGCTTCAGCTCGCGGACGAGGCTCGGCATCGTCGACTCATAGAAGCGCTGCCCCATGTACGTCTGGAAGAAGGAGGGGCCGCTCATCGCGTCACCGCCTTCGAGCTGCCGTCCTTGAGGCCGAAGAAGGTGAAGCCATTCCAGGCCGTGCCCGTAATCAGCTTGGCCACGCTGGAGAGGCTCCGGTGGAGCTGGCCCTCGTACTCAATGCCGCCCTCGCGCACCGTCACTCGGTGCTGCGTGCCCTTGTACATGCGCGTCAGCACCGTGTCCGGCGACGGCAGGCGCGCGTCGCGTCCGTCCGCAGAAGGTGCACGCCCGTCCACAGAAGCTGGAGGAGGCGGCGCGGAGGGCTTCGTCTCCTCCACCTGCCTCATCCTCCAGCGCTCGGGCAGCTTGTCGCCCAGCTCCGAGATGCGCGCGACGGCGCGCGGGGAGAGGCCCCCTTCGGCCAGCTCCTGAATCCGGAAGGCCAGGCGCTTCTTCAGGTAGTCCCGGTTGCGGCTGCGCGTGGGCTCGCCGTACAGCTCCAGGTACTTCGCCGCCAACTCCGGCACCGACATGCTGGCCAGCGCTGCCAGTTGCTGTGGCACGTCCGCCAACTCCTTGCGCGCAGCCCGCGCAGTCCCCTTCTTCGCCATGGTGGTGTCTCCTTCGCCCGGAGCAGCACGCCCTCGGGCAAAACCCATGGACGCTCTGTCCCCGGAAGAAGACAAGACGAGAGTCAGCGTCTCAGCCATGCGTGTGTTTCTCCGCGCCCTTCACCTGCGCCTGAGGCTTCCGCAGCGCGTGCTGGCGCACCCACAATTCCCAGAGGGCCTCGGCGAGGACGTCCACCGCGGCCTCGCGGCGAAGGCGCGCGGCCTCGGCCTCCCTCTGCGCCAGCGCCTTCGCTTCGTCGGCGGCCGGAGGCTGCGTGCTATGCATTGAAGTAGTCCTCCCCAGGGTGGGCGGAGTGTCCTCTGTCCGCCCGAGGGAAGTCGTCAGCGGTGACGAGGTTGGTTTTGGAGAAGTCAACGAGGAAGGCGCGGCGCCGGCTTTCCACGCCGGCGAAGCAGACGCGCTCCCCCATGGCCGCGACGTACCCTCCCTGCCGGTGGTTCTCCTGCAGCATGCGCCGCAGCGCCTTCACGTCCGCCACCTCGCCGCGGTAGTCAATCCGCTTGCAGTGCGCGCGGAAGGCGTCATACGCCGACTCGAGGTGGACGCAGAGGCGCCCCTCCTTGTCGAAGGTGTAATGGACGCGGTGCCGCACCTCGCCTTGAATCGCCATGACGCCCAGCATTTCGAGGAAGGCGTCGAGGGCATTCTTCACCCCGGCCTCGGTTTCGAGGACGTCGGCCAATAGGGCCTCCACCGCTTCACGTGCCCCCAAGTCCACGGGCAGCGCGCAGCCGCACTCCTTCGCGAATTCCTCGAAGAGGTGAATGCCCAGCAACATGGCCACCACGTTGTCGACGACGCGCGGTGGCACCCGCCGTCCATCCAAGAGGACGTCCGCCACGGCGCGTGCCACGCGCATGTCCGCGTCGAAGTCCCGGCCCAGGCAGAATTGAATGTAGCGAGGGGCGAAGAGGGGCAAGTCGACGGACTTCAGCTTCTGGAAGGCCGCGCGGTACTCCGGCAGCAGCACCGTCGCCTTCTCCGGAGTGGCCGTCAGCATTCTCTCCACCAGGGCAGCCTCCTGGGGGCGCGCCTCGCCGGCAATGCACAAGGGGGCCTGCAGCGGGTAGCTATTCACCTTCAAGTCAGGCCGGCCCCTCTCCTCGGTTTCTCCCCGGTACAGGCGCCGCATGTAGCGGTGCAGCTGGTTGAGGCGCGGCTGGGGCATGTCGTGGGGTTTGTATTCGTCCACCACCACCGGCACGGAGGCGGTGCAGGCCAGCAGCTTCACCAGCGCGAATTCCGTCTCGGTGGCGCTGAAGGCGTCCTTGTGCACCACGCCGAAGAGTCGCCAGAAGATTTCCGTGCAGAGGGAGGACTTCCCTCCGCCCTGCGTCCCGTGAATGAAGAGAAGCGGGAAGGCCCCCACCGCCGCCATGAGGCGAGGCTTCAGCGGCGTCGCGAAAAACCACCCCAGCATGGGCAGCAGCACCTGGGGCGTGTTGACGCGGGGCAGGTACTCGAAGGCCGTGTGCGCCACCTCGAGGAAGGCCTCGTCGCTGGCGGCCTCGTAGCGCAGGTGGCCCTCCAGCGTCGCCCCGTTGGGCAGGTACACAACGGGCGAGTCGGTGAGGAAGCCCTCCGGCCCCAGGGTGCACCGGGGCGACAGCCACAGCGGCTGCCCCTGGTGCTGGTAGTAGCCCAGCACTCGCGCTGCTGGCATTCGCGGCACCACCTTGCGCGTCAGCAGGCGCAGCACGCCCTGGACGTTGTTGTCCGTGCCCACCCACTGCATGTCCCCCAGCGGCAGGTGGCGAATGAAGTCCCGCTTCGAGTGGAAGGCCTTCAGCGGCAGCTTCAGCCCCTTCAGGTGCGTCCCGTTGTCCGTGCGCGCGTCCAGCACGTACACCTCCTCGTCCGCGGTTTCGAGGCGCGCCGTCAGCGTGAGGAGGAAGGAGGAGACGCGCTTGGGTGCGTCGTCATAGCCCTTCACGTAGTAGCCGTCCGGGCCCTCGCAGACTTCGCCCTCCAGCGCGTCCTCGGCTTCTGCGTCGCCTCTGGCGGGCGCGGGCTTCTTCTGCTGCCCCGCCACCCGGGCCAGGGCCTTTTGCAGCTTCTCTGAGTCCAGGCCAAAGCGCTGCTGCAGCGACTCCAGGTAGAAGTCGTGCAGCGCGGGGTGCCGGTGGGCAATGGCCTCGAGTATGGGCTTGAGGCGGTACTCCACCTCCTTCGCCGGCGCGTCCGCGGGCACCTTCTCCACGGCCTTCTCAATGTCGAAAACCGCGTCGTACAACTCGCACCGGACACCCGGCTCGCGGTTGACGTGGCAGTACCCCAGCTTCTGCAGCGAGTGGCACGGGGGCGCCACCGTCCCGTCCTCCCGCCCGGTGGCCACCACCTTCTCGTAGGCATTGCGGACGTACGCATTGCCGTCGCGCCCCTTCAGCTTGCCCAGGCCCCGCCTGTCGTACTCCAGGACGAGCTCGGTAATCTCCCCGAGGCCCAGGCCCTTGTGCGCGAAGAAGCGCACCATGTCGAAAATGGCGACGCTTCTGTCCTTGGCGCCCTCATTCCACAGGCGCTGCACCGGGCCGCACATGTCTACCGGGTGCTCCCAGTCGTACTCCCCCGTCTCCGTCCGGCGGGCCTTCACCGTCCCTGGCGCCGCCTCGCTGGATGCAAGCGCCGACACCCTCGCGGGACGGGGCAGCGCTGCCTCCTGCTGCGCAGGTGCCCGCTGCAGACGCTCTGCGAGGGGTGCGTCCTCGGCGCGTTCGAAGCCGGAGGGGGCCTGGGCGACGCGGTGCGGACGCTCGCCGGCGCCATCCCCCTTCCGGCTGACGGTGCCCACCACCTTGATGATGCGGGCCACGTCGTGGATGGAGTCCACGTGCACGCGCCCGGACTGGAAGCGCGCGCGCACCTCGGCCTCGAAGGCCTTCAGCCCAGCCTGAATGCGCTCTCTGGACTCCCCCTCCAGCGGTAGCGCCGGCAAGGCAAACCAGAGCTGCGCCCCGTTGCCGCTCATCATGACGCGCGGGCGGACGAGTCCCTGCCCCTCACACCAGGCCGCGGCCTCCTCCGCAGCCTGGAGGGCGACGGCGAGTTCGTCCTCGGTGCTGGCCGTGTCCTTCGGGCGCACCGGGTCCAAGTCGAGGACGGTGGCCGTCACGACTTCAATGTCCTTGCTGCCCGCCCCATTCTTGAGGGGACGGAGGACGTTGGGGGCGAGCGCCAACAGGTGCCGTGGCCGGGGCTGAATGCCCACGTACACGTTGCCGGCGGCGTTGGCCTCCACGCAGGCCGAGACGAAGGCGTCCTCGTCGTCGAAGAAGCCCAGGCCCACCACACCCCCACCGCCGGGGCGAATGACGCGGACTTCACTCACCCCGTGCGCCGCATGGGCCAGCCACCGCCGCGTGGCACGAATGGCCTCGGGGTTGGGCGCCGGAGTCGAGGGAGACACAGCCGTCACGAGTCGCTACCCCTTCGCGGCCCGACGCGGCGCGGCAGTCGCCACCTGGGCCGTGCCCAGCACCTGCGCGTACTGCTGGCGGCGCTCGGCATGGTGTCGCCGGAGGAGAGGTACCTTCCCGTCCACGAAGTCGAAGAGGACGGCGCTCTTCTTCTCGGGGTGGGGCCGCATGAGGCGGCCCAGGCGCTGCACAGTGCGCCCCCGGGCGCGGCTCGGGTAGGCCAGGAAGACGCGGGACAGGCGCGGCACGTCGAGGCCCTCGTCAGCAAGGCTTGTGGCCACGAGGACGGACACACGCCCCGCGCGGGCCTTGTCCAGGAGGGCCTTGCGCTCCTCGCGCGACACCTCGCTCGTCAGCACCGCGGCCGGCAGGCCCGTGGCTGAGAGGCGCTGCGCCAGCAGCTCGCAATGCGCCACCCGGCCCGTGAGGACGAGGCACAGGTGGCCCGCCCAGGCCTCGCGGGCCACGGCGCCGAGAATGAGGTTGTTGCGCTCCTTGTCCTCCGCCAGCGCCTCCAGCATGGGCATGTAGTCCGCCGCACCGAAGTAGGCGTACTCGAAGGCCGTCTCCACGGTGCGCACCTCGGGCACCACCAGCACGCCGCGGGAGACGAGTTCCTCATGGGAGACGACGGCCAGGGTGGAGCCCAGGTACAGGCGCAGCAGGGGCGTCAGCCCGTCCTCCCTCTCTGGCGTGGCCGTCAGGCCCAGCCGGTAACGCGCCGGACTGCAATCCACCAGGCGGTAGAAGGCGCTGGCGGCCACATGGTGGGCCTCGTCGAGAATGAGGAAGCCGAAGCGCGCGAGGAAGTCCGCCAGCCGCGCCTCGTCCCAGCGGGCCAGGGACTGCACCACGGCCACGGTAATGGGGCGCACCGCCTCCTCTCCCGCCCCCACGAGGCCTGCCTCCTGGCCCAGGCGCTCGCGAATGTGCTGTCGCCACTGTTCGGCCAAGTCCAACGTGTGGACGAGGACGAGTGTCGGCGTCCGGAGGCGGGCCATGGCCCCTACCGCCAGGACGCTCTTCCCCGCCCCGCACGGCAGCACCACCGTGCCCTGTGTCCCCTTCACCAGCTTCTCCACGGCCGCGGCCTGGTAGTCCCGCAGCGGCACCGTAGGCATGGGAGGCAGGCGCTCTCTGGGGAGCGTCCGCGCGTCCTCCAGGGCCAGGGTGAGGCCGGCCTCCGCCGCCAGGCGCCGCAGGAGGTGAATGGCCCCGCGGGGTAGCCGCACCTCCCCGCCCTCCTGCTTGAGGAAGTACAGCGTCTCCGGCTCGCTGCCCGTCCGCCGCCCCAGCCGCACCAGCTTCCAGTACGCGGGGTTGGGCAGGCAGAGGGACTTCAGCAGGCCCTCCAGCAGCTTCGGGGGCACGTCTGCCGCCGCGAGGCGCAGCCCGGAGTCCACGAGGACGCGCAGGGTGGCGCCCCCTGGGGAGGTGGACGGCGCCGGCCCCATGCGCCTGCCTGGACTGGGGCTGGCTGAGGGCAAGGCCCTCCCGGCCCCGAAGGTTTCGGAGTGGTGGTTCTGCATATGAATTCCTTTGGGAAGGGGGCGCGGGCGTTGGCCTTCAGCCCTGCGCGTCATGTGTTGCCGCGGACGAGGTTCCCCCTCAGCCCGCGAATGGGTCGACGTCTGCCGAGTCTTCGGGCGGCGCGTAGCGGGCGACGAGGGACTGGACGAAGGCACGCGCCTCCTCGCCGCGCGCGGCCGGCACGTCCCGAATCCGCTGCACGCCGAAGTGCTGGAGGAAGCGGTCCACCGCCTCGCGCGGGAGGGACTTCAGCTGCGCCGCCAGCGCCTGCGCTGCGGCGACGTCCACTGGCGCTGGCGCAGGCGCTGGGCTTTCCGCGGACGGGGCGGCGCCCTCTTCGGCTTCCGCCGCGTACAGCTTCGCCAGGTTGTGCAGGCGCAGGGCCTGGAAGGCGGAGGACTCTTCCGGCGTCAGCTGGCGCTCGGGCAGCAGGGAGTACGTCGTCTTCGGGTCCTTCGCGGCCCCACGTCGCTTCACTTCAAAGGCCCACTTCTCCAGGCCGTACTTCGTCCGCAGCTGGCGCACGTCCTTGAATACCGCCACGCCCATCTCCAGCACCTTCACCTCGCGGGTGTCGAAGAGGGCGACGTTGAGGGCGACGCGCAGCGAGGGCTTGTGTCCCTGGGCCCGCAGCTTCTCGTCGTAGAGGACGTACTTGCCCTCGTGAAACACCACCTCGCGCGGGTGCGGCTCTCCGAGGAAAACCACCACCGCCGTGTCCCCGTCATTCACCAGCTTCAGCCAGGCGCCTCCGGCCTGCTCGTGCCGCTTCGCCAACTCCTCCGTCTGTTCCCACATGTTCGCCATGGGCGTCAGCCCTCCTTCGCCGCGGCGTTTTCGCGCCGGTACACGGAAAACAATTCGGTGCCGTCCTCCGCGCAGCCCGCCGCCTCAATGTGGAAGTCAGCGTCGGTGTCCACCACCTGCTGAAACTCCCAGCGCCGGAAGAGGCCTGGCAGGCGGATGAAGTCGTTGTCCTCGGGCGTGCGCCAGGTGTCCGGGCCCTTCGCGCTTCCTTGGGGACGCGTGTGGACGCGAGGTTGCGCAGGCGAGTCCCCAAGAGGGACTCGGGCGAGAGCGAGTACACCGGTGCCCAGCAGCATTGTCATATGCATTGAGTGCCTTTCAGGGCCTCCGCGGCCCCTCTTCATACAAATGCGGTGTTTCAAGCCGCCGTGGGACACCGGACATTTATTGGTGAATTCTTTTTGAGTTTGGGGGCGTCGCTGCCGCGTCTGGCTCGTCACGTGGGTGTGTCGTCGGAGTCCTCCGCAGCTTCCATTTCCCTGCGCAGGCGCAGCAGGGCGCGCTGGAAGCGCTTCCGGGCCACCGCAGGCGCCAGCCCCAGGCGCACGCCGACTACCGACTGTTCCTCTTCCAGCAGGAGGACGGACAGCACCAGCTTTGCGTCCATGGGGGCCAGCGGGTGGAGCCACTTCGCCAGGGACTCCACCTGCATCCTCACGGAGAGGCCCACCTCAGAGAGGGCCGGGGAAAGCACCACCGCCTCGGCGACTGCTTCCTCCCTCTCGCGGTACCGGCTGTACCGGGCGTCTTCGATACGGGCACGCCGCCACGCATCCATGACGTCGCGCTCCGTGCTGCGCACGAGTGTCGCGGCCACGCGCTGGGTGGTGTCCAGGTTGAGGCGCTTCACCAACGCGGTGAAGGCCGTGGCCAGGGTGGAGGCGAGCTCGTCGGCCGCGCCAGTGAAGTACTTCAGTCGCCGCTGGTACACGGCGTCCAACCCCGGCCACAGCCCCAGCCACAGCAGCGGCCAGGCCACCTCCGAGGCCACGTCCCCCTGCGCCAGCCTCACCAGCCCCGTGTAGAGGCCATTCTTCTCGTCGGCGGGCACGTCCGGGCTGACGAGGTAGCTGACGAGGGCCTGGGGCCCGTCAAAGGCCGCAAGGCACGTCTGGTGCAACTTCGCCTCGTCGAATGCGCGCTTCGCCTGGGCTGCCCGCAGGGAGGTACCGAATCCCTCGTGCAGCGTCTTCCAGCACCTTCTCACTATGGAATGCCTGTCCGGCCGGGCGCCTGCGCGAGGCAGGGGCCGGTTGGAATGGAGGCAGTCATGCCTCGTGGAAACCGAGGACGGCCCGTCCTCCGGCCACCTGCACACGGCAGTGGCGGGCGTGGGCGTCGCTTCGCTTGCGGAGAGGCCGGGCTACGCTAACCGGCGCGCCTGCGCGCGGTAGCAAGCGACGGCCGGAGGACAGCAGGTGCCGTCCACGCAGTGCGAGTTGGCCGCCGCAGGCGGGGCACGAGTAGAGGCGGCGCGGCGCGCCGCCCTGGCTGGCGTATTCTGTGACTTCAGCTTCACGGACTTCCCCCTCCTTCGTCGCTACAGCGGCGACGGGACTCCCCCTCAACGGCCTGGCGGGACGTGACTCCTGCGGCCAGCGTCCTCCTTCACGGCAAAGCCCGCGGGCCTCAATTCGGGGACATGCGCGCCCCCTCTGCGACATCCATGCCCAGTGACGCACAGTCCGGACGCCCCCACCTGCGTCGGCTGAATTCACACACTGCGTAGCGAGGCTGCCGGCACAGGCTGGGACGTGCGTCCACTCAGGGAGACGTGCGCCATGTGAAACACAGTTTCACTGTGTATCAGCAGGCCGAGTCGCGGGGCGAAGGACGAAGCCACGCGACACGAGGCCTTCTGGCTTTTCAGGCCACGCCCGGTTTCGAGTCCTGGGCCGCGCCTGGCCTGGGGCGCTTCATGCGGAACGGGCTGGCGTCACCTCGGCGGCCGGCTTCTTCACACCCTGGCTGCTGGCTGGACTCCACCGAGGCCATTCCCCCTCTGAGGGCAGCCTCCCTGCGCAGGTGGACGGCCGCGTGGACACCTGGGACAGGGCCGGGACAGCACCTTGTCCACCCCTCTTTGCCTCTAACCATCCATTATTATTATGTATTTATATTGTTAACTACTAAGTGGACAACATGGACAGCTTTCTACGGGTACCCCTATTGAGGCAGCGCCGAATCTCCTTGGGCCAAAACCTGTAAAAGCAGTCGCGGGGAAGTTGGCTTACAAAAGTAGCCCTACCCCTCAAAATGCTGTCCACCTGTCCACTTCGGCGTAACTCCATGGGATTGCTGAGGAATTCGGCGGACACACCCGCGTCCAGCAGGTGGCCAGGTGGACAGCACTTCATGGCCCCTCGCGAAAACGCGCCTGTCCATGTCCCCGAATTCGAGGACGGTGCCTTTGTACCGCCGCGACGTGTGTCAGCAGTCCAAGGGCATTCACGCGAAGGAGGCACGCCTTCCATGTGAAGGGACACGCGCGCACGGGCCCTGCCGAAATTCCGAAAAGAATTCGCTCTAAATCCGCCCGTGTCCCACGTCGCCTCAAGGCACCGCATTTACCTTGTAGCGGCAACGCACACGCCGCCGGACACTGCGGATGGCCCTCACTCACCACCTCCAGCTCACGACTGCCCCTCAGCGCCCCGCCGGCGTGACGTGCGAGACGTACGTCCGCGGTGAGGACAAGCGCTGCCGGCACTACCTCGCCAACGGCGGCTGCGCCCTGCCTGGCATGGGCACGTGCACGGAGTGGGTGAAGGTGAATCGGCAGGCACGGCCTCTTCGTGACGTGGCCGCTCAGCCTGTCCCCGTGCCTCCGGTGAAGGCCACTCCGGCCGCAGTGGACTTGTTCGGCCATCCCCTGCCCGAGGCCGGCTCGAAGAAGCTCGCCCCCAGGCCCACGCCACCCGCGCCGTCTCCCGGTGTGAAGGAGCTGGACGCGGAGGGTCCTCTCTCCGCCCTGCGCGGCCTCACCGACGAGGACATCGCCAGCTTCAAGGCCCTCGGCGCCGAGGTGTGCTTCACCTCGGAATCCTACGGCGAGGTGTGGCTCGTCCCGGCCTACACCGGCCAGGCCCGGAAGGAACTCACTCCCGAGCACGCCGCCACCCTGGTGCGCGTCCTCTCCGCCTTCCCGGGCTCGCGCGTCATGTCCTTCGAGAAGCGGCCGGCCTCCACGGACGAGGTGTCGTCATGAGCGTGCCCCTCGCCTGTGAAACACACGCAAGGGGCCGCGCTGCCTGTCCCCTTCGACTTGATGTGTCTCTCGAAAAGAGCGTGATGACTGACTCGCGACACGCCCCTGCACCGGCCCGGAGGCCCACGTCATGAGCGCCCTGCGAAACCAGCATTTGTCATACAGCCGGCTGAGCCGCTTCGAGTCCTGCCCGCTGTCCTACCAGCTCCACTACCTCGACAAGCACACCGCCGAGCCCGGTGTCCCCCTGAGCTTCGGCAAGGCGCTGCACGCCGTCCTCGAGCGGCTCCTCCAGGAAGTCATCGACACCGAGTACGAGGGCCCCCTCTCCGAGGAGCGCGCCCTCCAGCTCTACCGTGAAGCGTGGGCCGCCTCGGGCCTCTGTGGCCTCTCCCTCTTCCAGCAGGGCCTCGGCATCCTCCAGGACTTCGTCCGCCAGCAGGGCCGCGTGGACGCCCGCGACATCCTCGCCGTGGAGAAGGAGTTTCGCCTGCCAGTGGGGCCCTTCACCGTCCTGGGCTTCATCGACCGCGTCGACTGGGTGGACGACGAGACAGTCCACGTCATGGATTATAAGTCCAACCACCAGCTCTTCACCCGCGAGGAGCTGGACGCCAGCCTCCAGCTCAGCCTCTACGCCCTCGCCGCGCGCCGCCTCTGGCCCTGGGCCAAGCGCGTGCGCCTGTCCATGTGGATGCTCCGCCACGGCGTGCTGCAGGAGACGACGCGCACCGAGGAGCAGTTGGACGCCGCCCTCGCCTACGTCGAGACGCTGGGCCAGCAGATGGAGAAGGCGGAGTCCTTCCCGGCCCGCCTCAACCCCAACTGCGTCTACTGCGACCACCGGCGCCAGTGCCCCACCTACGCCCGCGCGCTGACGGGCCAGCGTGAAGTCGTCTGCCGGGACACGGGCGACTTGGAGTCCGTCGCCCGCGAGCGCCAGGAAGTCGCCCACCTCGCGAAGATTCTCGGCGCGCGCAAGGCGGAGCTGGAGGGCGTCCTCCGGGCCCACCTCGCCGAGCAGGACGAGCTCGTCCTCGCCGGCACGCGCTACCGCATGTTCAACACCACCAGCCTCGACTACCCGGTGGAGCCCACCGTCGCAGTGCTGGCCCGCGCCACCGGCCTTCCCCGTGAGGAGTTGGTGGAGCGCCTCGCCAGCGTCGAGAAGAAGGCCCTCGACGCGCTGCTGAAGGACGCGGGCAAGCGCCTGGGCACCGCGCGCGTCGCGCTGCTGAAGGCCGAGCTGGAGTCCCTCGCCGCCAAACACCACTCGCCCCGCTTCTGGGCCAAGGAGGTTGCATAGTGCTGCTCGCCCCCCCCGCTTCCGACACCACCCCCACCCCCGTCCTTCACCAGCCCCTCTTCCGTGGCCTCCCGCCGCACCTGCGCACGCTCGCCTTCATTGACTTGGAGACGACGGGCCTGGACGCCTCCCGCCACGAGGTGCTGGAGGTGGCGGTGTTGCGCGTCGACGCTCGCAGCCTCAAGGTGCTGGCGGAGTACGAGGCGCGCGTGCAGCCCACCCGGCTTGCCGACGCCCACCCCGAGGCCTTGGCCGTGTGCGGCTACTCCGACGAGGAGTGGCGGGACGCCTTGCCCCTGGAGGAGGCCCTCGCCACCGTGACGCCGCTCCTGGCGGGCACCCTCGTTGCCGGTCACAACACCAGCTTCGACTGGGGCTTCCTCGTCGAGGGCTACCGCCGCGCCGGGCTGCCCCTGCCCGGCGTCGACTACCACCGCCTCGACACCGCCAGCCTCGCGTGGCCGCTGTTCGCCACGGGCGAGGTGGAGTCTCTCTCCCTCAACGCCCTGGCCAAGCGCTTCGGCCTCCACCGGCCCTCCCCCCACCGCGCCATGGCGGACGCTCGCTGCGCGCTGGAGGTGGCCCGCTGCCTCGCGGTGCGCATGGCCCGGGGCGGCCACATGGAGCGGCTGATGGAGGAGTCGGGAGGTGTCTCGTGAGCGGCGCCTCCTCTCGTCGCAAGGGTGCCGATTGGGAACGCGCCCTCGTCCATCGCTTTCGCGAGGCCATGCCCGACGCTCTCATCCGCCGCGGCCTTCAGTACCGCAGTGGTGAAGAGGTGCCGGACGTCGAGGTGCCTTGCTTCTGGGTGGAATCGAAAGCCCATCGGCGCACCAACGTCCGCGAAGCCCTGCGTCAGGCTGTGGAGACGTGCCCGGCGGGGCGCTGGCCGCTGGCCGTGTGCAAGGACGACGGGCAACCGCCCCTCGTCGCCATGCAGTTGGATGACTTCCTCGAGCTGCTGCGCGAGTGGTGGGAGGCCCGCCCTCGGTGAGTGACTTCTTCGGCCACCTCCTGGGCCTGCTGCGTGTGGAGGCGCTCGCCCCTCGGCACCAGGCCGTCTTCGCGGCTGCGCGCACGCGGCGGCTGGCCTTCGCCCGCCACGTCGGCCTCGAATCGGTGCTGTCCACCATGGCTGACGCGCGCGAGGAGACGTACCCGGAGCGGGAAGCCCTCACCCGGGCCCTGGTGGCCGAGTGCCAGGCCTCCTCCAGCCCCGCGTGGACGACTGCCCTCTCCTCCGCCTACGCCCCCATGCTGACGCGCCTGCGCCGCCGCATCCTCGGCAACGCAGTGCCCAAGGAGGACCTCGACCAACTCGTCCTCGCCACCTTCCTCTCCGTCGCGCGCGCATTCCCCCTCTCGCGCTGGGGGGACTGGACGGCCGCCCGCCTGCGCCAGCAGACGGCGCGCGAGGTATTCCGCCACCTTCGCAAGGAGCGCGCAGAGCAGCACGAGACGTACACGCAGGCGCAGCTCGCCGAGTGGCTGCCCGACACGCGGCACGCCGCGCCGGTGGAGAGCCCCAGGCGCCCCAGCGTCCGCCGCAGCTTCGTGCGGAGGGATGCGGTGCTGGTGCACCTGGCCCAGGCCACCCTGCCTCGCAGCGACGTCGAGGTCCTCATGGCCACCGTCGTCCGGCGCGAGAAGCTGCGCGCCTACGTCAGCCGTCTCGTCGAAGGTGACGCTGCCGAGGCTGAGAGGACGTACCAGCGGCTGAAGCGCCAACGCACGCGGCTGATGCAGCGCCTGCGCACCCAGGCCGTCGACGCCGCAGCGCAACCCTCCAGAGGCTGCTGAGGGAAGGCATGGCCCAGAAGAAGCCCTTCAAGAAGCTGGGGCGCCCCACCAAGGCCGAAGGCCCCCGGTTTCCCTCTGACACCGTGGACCGGCTCCTCGTCGAGGGCGAAGAGGTGACTACCCCACGGGGCTATGTGAGGAGGCGCTTCCCCTCCTTTCGCGAGTTGGCGCAGCGCTTCGGCGTCGCCCACAGCGCCATTGCCCGGTACGCCGAGCACCACGACTGCCTCGGCCGCCGCAAGCGCCTCCTCGCGGGCACCTCACGTGCGATGCTGGTGCGCGCCGAAGCGCATCCTCCGCCGCGGCCCGCGCCACTCGCGTCGCCCGCGCCCGCCGAAGCGCTACCTCCCCCGCCGCCTGCTCCTGCCGAGGCGCTACCTCTCCCGCCGCCGCCCGCGCCCACCGAAGCGCGGCCTCCTCCCGCGCCACTCGCGCCTCCCGAAGCCCATTCTCCGCCACCGACGTCCGCGCCTGCCGAAGCGCCACCTCCCTCATTGCCTTCCGCGCAGCGCAAGTCGGGCCGCCCCCTCAAGTCCGAGGAGCCCGCCCTCCCGCGCCAGGAGCTCGACAAGGCCCTCGTCTTCGGCGACGTCAAGGCGCTCCCCGACGGCTCCACCATGACGTCCTACGCCTCGTACCGCGAGCTGGCCGAGCGCTTCGGCGTCGCCACCTCCCTCATCGCCAACTACTCCAGGGAGCACAACTGCCTGCGCCGTCGCGAGGAGGCCAAGACTCGCATCGCCACCAAGGCGGACCAGAAGCTCATCGAGCTGCGCGCCACCGCCATCGCCGTCTCCAAGGACGACGCCCTGAAGATGATTGACGGCTACCTCCTCGGCTTCGAGGAAGCGCTGGCCGAGGGCCGCGTGCGCGTCGACAACCCCACCGACTTCAACACCATGGTGAGGCTCAAGGAGTTCGTCATGGGCGGCGCCGACTCACGCCAGGAACTGCACGCCAGCTTCTCGCTGGAGGGACTCCAGGCCCGGCACGCCCAGGCCCTGCGCGTCGCGCGGGAGACGACGCCCGCCGAGCGCGGTGAGGTCGACGCTGAAGTGGAGAGCGAGGACAAGGAGAGCGATAGCGCGAGCCATACGAGTGACGAGATTCTCGCCTCTGGACAATCGAGGCGCCTGATGTCCCAGGATGCGTGAGAGTCGAGTTCGTCCGCTCAGGAGTCTGACCATGTTCCAGGGGGGCACTGCTCGCGGGTGAGTGGCACCCGGCCAGATTCGGCCCCCTCATCGAGCAGTGCGAACCGAAGCGCCGCATCCAGGCTGGGGAGAAACCAGGCACCGCTCCAGTAGATGTCGATGCACAGCCATCGGCCATCCTCCGCGACAAAATACCAGCAGCCAGGAAACGCGCCACTTGAGCCAGGCCCGCTTGGTACCGAGATTTCCAAAGAAGAGCGGGCGCCCAGCGCCACTGGGCACGCAGACTTGGAAAAGAGGGCCTGGACGTATGGCAACGCCTCCTCATCGAACCATGAACAGGTGTCCGCAGCGCTCACCTTCATGCTCCGGCCTGTGCCGGGATGGTGGAATTGAAGCCCGTCAAATGCCCTGAGAAATGCCTCTGCATAGGCGTGAAGGGGCGCACTCGCCAATTCCAGTGAAGCCCTTGCCTCGTCCAGAGGAGCGCGCCGGTCCACAGTCCAACCGCGCTCGGCAAGAAGCTTAAGAACCTCCTCGCTCAGGCAGCGCACCGCAGCCTCATATGAAGTCATGACGGCACAACCTAAACCAACGCTGGTGCCCCCTGCACGGCATGGGTCGCGGCGAAGTGGGCGCGGAGGTGGTGAGCGGCGGCGGGGAACTGGAGCCGGCAGGCCCATCCGACGGTGCACCCGTAGTTCTGTAGCGTCTCCTCATCGGCGAACGCCCACCACCAAGTCAGAGATGTGCATCGTCACTCTTCGCCACCTGCTTTCCGGCCACGTACACATAGCTCTCGACCGTGGTGCCGACGTACTGCTGCGCTTCCGCTGAGCCATCTGGAGGCAAGTGCTGAACGCCGAAGCTCCTCGCAGCGTCGTAGAGGGACCTGTCGAGCGGGTAGGCCACGAGTGTTCCGGAGTACCTCGTCTGAGCCAGCCAAGCGTCCGCCAGTTGCTTCCTGGAGAAGACCGCCGTCGGCATTGCGGCATTCTGGCCGGTGAAGAGCCACACTGCCCAGCGTGCATGGCCGCGCCGCAAGGAGCGTCCCTCGGGGAGATGGTGCTTCTCGAAAGGGCCTTCAAGTCCGAGGCTGCGCAGCGCTGTGATGACCTGCTCTGCATCAGGCGGGTCCGCATGCACCGCGGCAACCCCGTACGGCTCTTTCCAGACAACTTCGAACCGGAGGCCATCTTCACGCTCAAACGCCCAGAAGACCTCGCGCCCCCCCGCAGTTCGGGAGGAGTCGTCGTCCACGTAGGCCGGTTGGCCCAGCGGCTCTAGTACTGCGCGTGTGGCGCCGAATGAGACGACGTGCTCGCCTGCCGAGTACGGAATCACATAGGGGAAGCCCAGACGACGCATGGGGTGTCCTCCGACGAGCACAGATGTACGCAGGCGTGCTCTGCCGCCCCTATCGCATGGATGTGACGCGAGGGCACGATTCTGCTGCAGAGCCCTGAGAGCTCGCGTTGGAAGCCCCTGCCCCCCGCCGCCCCCGTCTGAAAGTGTCCAGCGGTAAGTGAACGGACACTTTCGCGTTCATTTTCGCCGTTCACTTTCGCCGCGCCAGGCCACACCCGTTCACTTTCCCCCGGGAGCTCCACCTGGCGCGCGGATACACACGCCCGGCGCCACAGCCTCCGTAGTTTCGCGGGGTTGGGGCGGACAGCCACCAGGTGCTTGAGCGCCGCGGTATCGCCCCGGGCCATAACTCGGGCCCGGAAGCACACCCCGTCCAGCGGGCCGGACGCATGCGCGCCGTTCACTTTCCCGCCCACCTGCCCCCTCCCCCGAAGCCCCCCTGGCGGCCACGTGGCCCACCTGGCGCGCGGCCCCGGTTTGGCCCCGCGCACCGCGTCTGTCGCCGCGTGGCGCCCCTTTCGTGCGCGCGTGTCCCCCAGCGCTTCGGGCCGCAGGCCTTTGTCCTCCTCGTGAGCCCCACGACTCCGAGCCAGAGCCCCCGCGCCCCCACCCTCCGCCCCGCGCGCACCTGGGCGCGCGTGCCGTTACCAGGGCCGAGCCGAATGGCCGGAAATGGGTAAAGGCGGCCATTCGGCGGCACCGCCCCCACGATGTTTCGCGCGCTTACGAGCCCTCATGAAGGGCCGAAGCGCCGAGGCCGATTGCCGCTTTCCGCTGGTTGGGGCCGCCTGCCCCCCATCGCGCGGCCCAGTTCGTCCCCAGTAACCTTCACCGCCTGCCCCGGCCGGGCGCAACCATGCCTACCGATGACGCCAGCACGCCTACCCCGCCTACCCCTGACGCCAGGGTGGGGGGTGGTGCGATCTTTCGCGCGGGGTGCGCTGCCGGGGCGTGTACCTGGGGCCCTTTTCGAGAGAGTCACCCCCGAAAAAGTGAACACCCCGCCCCTGTTCATTTGCACCCGGTAAGTGAACGCCTCGCGCTGTTCACTTTCGCCGGCTGCGCTTGGGGCGGCCCACGCGGGTATCGCGCACGTCCGCCCCTCACCGCCTCCGCGCGGCTGCCCGTCCCCCCCTGGGGCTCTCTCGGGTGCCCAGCGCGGAGCCGGCGTGCCCCATCAGCAGGGCAAGTCGTTCGTCACGCGCACCAGCTCGTCGTCCGAGGGGTGCGTGTATATGACGGTGGAGTCGACGCTTCGCTGCCTCGCGAACTTCTGAGTGAGGCGAATGTCCTTCGTCCTCCGGTACACCCCGGTGCACGCGGTGTGGCGCACGGCGTGGAAGTTCAGGTGTCGCTCAAGGCCCGCGCGCTCCTGCCACACCGCGAAGCCGTGGCGCACCTGCCGCGTGGACAGGCGCAGGCCCTTGCGGCTCAGGAAGAGCGGCGCCAGGGGCCCCATGTCATGCCCCTGTGCGCGCTTGAGGCGCAGCAGCTTCTCCAGCTTCGCGCGCACCGTGTCGGCGAGGACGACTTCCTGGGGGCCCGGGTGCCGGCGGCTGCCCTTGAAGACGGTCAGCGTCACGTGCCGGCGCGCGCGCCCGCGCTCGTCGAAGACGTCACCGATGTTGAGTGCCACCAGCTCGTGCTCACGCAGGCCCGAGGCCAGCGCGAGGCTGTAGAGGCAGTGGTCCCTGAAGCCTTCCTTGTGCAACCCCGTGGTGCGCAGCAGGAGCGCCACCTCCTTCTCCGTGAGGGTGCGCGGGGCGCGGGCGACAGCGGCATAGGCAGACATGGCAACTCCGTCGTGAAGAGGACGTGGCCATGCACGCTCTGGTGCCGAGAGAAAGCAACGGAACATGCAGGGAGGAAGGCGTGACGCTCAGCATCGTCAAGCGCACCGAGGATGACCTCACCCAGTGGCTGGCCACCGAGTCCGGATTCATTTCCGGGCTGTGCCAGTACGACAACGAGCCGGTGGTGCTGGAGCCGTACCAGCAGTCCTTCCTCGGCAATCGCTCCCGCTTCCGTTGGGTCGCGAAGAGCCGCCAGGTGGGATTCTCCTTCCTCTTCGCCCTCGAGGCCCTCGCCCGCTGCCACCTGCGCGACGGCCACACGGCGGTCTTCGTCTCGTACAACTTGAGCGACGCGGTAGAGAAGGTGCTCATCGCCCGGCAGGTGTACGAGGAGCTGCCGACCGCCTACCAGAAGAAGCTCGTGACGGACGCCAAGACGGAGCTGGCCTTCGAGTCCAACGCCAAGGGCCGGCGCCTCTCGCGCATCATCTCCGTTCCCGCCAAACCTCCGCGCGGGAAGCGCGGTGACGTGTACCTGGACGAGCTGGCGCACTTGGTCAACGATCGCGAAGTCTATACAGGCAGCACCGCCCTCATCCTGCGCTCGCATGGTCAGCTCACCGGGGGCAGCACCCCGCTCGGCCGGCGCGGCATCTTCTGGGAGATAGATACGCAGGAGCTGCGGAAGTACCCGCACCACACCCGCCAACTGGTGCCCTGGTGGCTGTGCCGCTTCTTCAGCCTGAACGTGAGGCGCGCCGCAGTGGAGGCGCCTCTCATGTCCACCGAGGAGCGCGTCGCCCGATTCGGGCGCCCCGTCCTCACCGAGCAGTTCGACTCCCTGCCCCTGGAGGACTTCCAGCAGGAGTTCGAATGCCTTTTACGTCGACGAGTCCTACAGCTTCCTCCCCTACGAGCTCATCCTCCCGTGCACCACCGACGAACTGCCACTGGCTCAGGATGCCTCCGACGTGCCCGTGCCCCAGGGGCGCTTGGTGGCGGGCTTCGACGTGGGCCGCACGCGAGACCGCTCCGAGCTGGCCGTCTTCGAAGAGGTGGAGGGCCGCTTCACGTGCCGCATGCTGAAGAGCTTCGAGGGTGTCCCCTTCGCGGAGCAGGAGGCCCACCTGCGCCGCCTCCTCTCCGTCCTGCCCGTGGCGCGCCTCAGCGTCGACCGTAGCGGCATCGGAATGAATCTCGCGGAGAACCTCGCCCGCGACTTCCCCCAGGTGGTGGAGGAGAACTTCACCAACGAGGCCAAGGAGCGCTGGGCGACTGACTTCAAGATTCTCCTCCAGCGCCGCGACGTCACGCTGCCGCGCCAGCGTGAGCTTGTCGGGCAGATTCACTCCATCAAGCGCCGGGTGCTGCCCTCGGGGAAGGTGTCCTTCGATGCCGAGCGCACCAACCGCAGCCACGCAGATAAGTTTTGGGCCGTCGTCTTGGCCTGCCAGCGCGAGCGAGGGCCGGAGCGACGAGGTAGCGGGGAGATCGGCGTGCGGGTGATTGGCTAACGCCGAGAACAGTTGAATTGAAGAAAGACGCGAATTCACTGCGGTGTGGTCTGGCATCCTCAGATTCATCGCTCATCGTGGTGAGAGTTACGGCCTCTCCATCCACGAGGACCTAATCAATCGCGGGCTCGTCACCGCGTCGACCGACCAACTGTCGTATCTCTACTGCGTCCTCAGGGGCATGGAATCACGCGAGTGGCCTGTGGCACGGGAAGTCTCGCCACCCGAGGCCTTCGCACTCCGCGGAGGCCCACCTCTCATTTACTACACCCTCATCGACGCCGGCCGGCTCGCAAGGCAGGCGTTGGCACCATGACATCACTGCGTATTTACATCAGGGCTTCTTGAGTCCTGGGATTCGTCCCGAGCGCAGCCCTGAATCTTCTGGGCCAACCGGACGCCACACTCCACGTCAGCAACGCCGCAGCAGGTCCACTCGACCTTGCCCCTTCTTGTATCCCACCGGCCTCGACTGGGCGTTGGTTCCAGTCGCTGACTGCGCAGTAGCCACTCCTCTTCCTGGAGCTGAAAGTGCGGCCTTCGCAGTTGCCGCACCAGGGAGCCTGCCGTCCCTCCACGTTGAGCAACCCGAGAGACAGCAGATGGCACCCAGCCGCCTCCGCATCTACAACGCCATCGCCCGTAAGGGCCTGCTCACAATTTACTTAGCCCTGAGAGGCGTTCCCACCCCCGGAAAATCGGCCTCCAGGCACGAAAATCGGCCAAGTAATTTATGATCAACCCCTAACCACGGGAGGCGCGTGCTGGTGCAGGATAGCAGTGAGCCAATTGCCCCTCATTGCTGGCTTGCAGTCTCGACCACAGCGGGGCTTGACGTTGCTGCGCACCTCTCCCCCGAGCAGACGCATCAGATTCGTGCCGCACTCGACGGGTTCTTGATCCGCACATCAGCACCTCTGGGTGGACAGCGGCTATGACTACGACGTGGTCCGCCGACTGGCGGAAGCATTCCACTTCACTCTGCACTTGTCGCCGGATGTCTTCGACTGGCCTGAGGGACCGATTCAGTAATAGCCTATCAGCATCACCCTACACGAAGGAGCAACTAGATGAGCATCATCCTCTTGGCGTCGATCTTGAGCAACGTCGGCGCCATTGATGTGCCCCCCGTAGACCATAGCGTCATCGCACAGGTGCCACCGGCTCAAACTGCCCCGACTGCGCCTCCCACAATCACACCTGCGGCTGGCGAAACTATTTCCGCCAAGGAGGCGAACCTTCTAGTCGAGGTCGCGAAGGCTGAAGCGGACAAGCGAGTAGCAGAGGCAAAGCAGGCGGCGGCGGAGGAATCGAAGCAGGCCGCAGAGGATGAGCTCTCCAAGTTGAAGTCCGGGAAGTTGGTGAGCCTGGGCGTCACTGTTGGCGTGGGTATCTCGCTACAGACCCCTTTGCCTTTTTCCAGCAAGCGGGCAACACGTCAGCGGGGCTTTGCGGTCGCCACCGTGCCCTACGTGATGGCGTTGCCTGGGTATTGGTTCAAGTCTCAGGAACTCCGTGAGTATTGCTCCTCGTCCTGGACTGCCGGAGATGAGGACGCTGCGTCGAATGCGGCGCGTAACATCGCGAGCAAGAAGGCGACGCGGCTTGTGGATGGAATTCTCGCCGGGCTTCGCGCCAACCTGACGCAGCAGAACATCCGAGATTTACTGTTCCTTGATGACGGTGATTCGCTCAAGCTCAACGCTTCGGAGATCCTCGCACATGTACAGAAGGCGTTTGACGCCGAGAAGGCCGGAAAGCCGAAAGAGGAAGTGGCAGCCCTGCGCAAGCAGGGCATCGACGCGGTGACCATGACGCTCTGGAAGCCTCAGTTGCGCGGCAAGTGCGGCGCCACGAAGTGGGGGGTGTGGCTCGGAAAGCCGGGTAACTACAACGTGAACTCCGCGCTGATCGACGAAGGGACAGGCATTCGGACGTTCCACTCGACCGCCGCCTTCGGCGCCGCCTACACTCCAAACGCGTACTTCTCATTACTCGTCGGTGCGACAGTCGGCACGTTGAATTTCGCATCCACAGGCGAGCAAGAGCCGACCCGGTCCGAAACTGCGTGGGCAGGGACAGTCTCCGTCGGTGGCAACCTCGATCTGCTCGGCGCACTGGTGAAGTAAAGGCCGAAGCACACACGGCACACACCAGCCACACATGACTACATTGAGATAGTGGATTGCTTCGATGCTGGCCACCAAGTTCCGCAGCGCTGGTGCGGCATCCTGGGGGCATCGCTCACGAAGGTGCAGAATACAGCCTCAGCATCCACAACGACCTAGTTAGGCGCGAGGTCGTCCCCAAGCCGACCGACCCGCAGGCGTATCCCTATGGCGTCCTCAATCCCAGGGGGAGGCAACTGGTGTCCGTCCAGCGGCGCTCACGGATAGTACGCCCGGCTCACGTCGTACCTGTAGTCGAGGAATACCCCCAGGAGAGTGGCTAGCCGCTCCTCCGGGGCGGCTAGCCGCTCGTCGAACAACAGCCGAGCCAAAGCAGGCGCCCGCTCCAGGAAGACGAGCGTCGCATACCGCTGGGTGCGCCAGCGCGTGCGCACCCAGGTGTCGAGAGCGCCCAGCGTCGGCGCCAGCAGTCGAGCGTAGTCAGTATCGGGCGTGGGGTGGCGGGCCTTCTCCTCGAGCACGAGGTAGTCACCCGCCGCAACGTAGCCTTCAGGTGACGTGCTCGTGTCTGGCAGCGCGAAGCCACGCAGGCGAGCGGGCAGCCTCGCGACTCGGTAGGTGTCCATGGTGTCTCCTCCCCGTTGAAGAGGGACTTCAACGTGTTCGCCAGGGACGGCCCCAGAGCCCTCCCTGGCGTGTCGCAGTTCGTCTCGACACAACCGCAAAGCACTCCCACCCGATGTCCCCGAAATCGGGCCCGAGGCCTTTGTCCTCGCTGGAGGTGAGGCGCGCGGCCCCTAACGCGCTCTCACAACGAGGGCGCCCCTCCCACCGCGCGCCTTGCCTCCACCTGGTGCGGGAGGCCCGTGTGCAACGCGACGTCAAAGTCTTCGTCCTCTCCTCTGGCTCGAGCGCACCACGCCCCGGGCCAGGGTTCACCGTCGAGGCTTCCTCCCTCGACGGACTGCTGGAGGCAGTCCGCGTCGAGATTGCGGCCCGCGGCCAGCGCGTGCGCGCCGTCTCTCACACCCCCACGGGCCTCTTGGCCTACGTGGAGGACCGCCCGTGACGGTGCCAGCCGAAGTCCACCAGGCCGAGGAGCGCCTCCAGTCCATTCTGAAGGCGGTGGTGGTGGGCGCCCGCGTGGACGAGCCCGCCAGCCGCCCCGGTGGCGAGGAGTCCGTGGCCTTCAGCGAGGCAGGCGCCCTCCAGCCCCCGTATGAGCCGGAGGCGCTCTGCCTCCTCGTCGAGCACTCCAACTCCCTTCGGCAGAATGTCGACGCCTATGCCACCAACATCGACGGCTTCGGGTTCCGCTTCGAGCCCGCCATCGACTTCGACGGTGAAGGGGCGCAGGAGAAGGTGGCCGACGCCATGGCCCTGGAGCGCCTGGCCGCGCGTGACGCCGGCACGCTGCCTTCCGGGACGCCCCTACGTCCCACGGACGAAGAAGTCGCTGCGCACGCGGAGGAGGTGCGTCAGCAGGCCCGAGTGGAGAAGGCCCGCCTGGAGTCCTTCTTCGACTTCTGCTGCTTCGACTCCAGCTTCGTTGAGCTGCGTCGCCGCACCCGGCACGACTTGGAGGTGACGGGCAACGCGTACTGGGAAGTGCTGCGCGACGGCAAGGGCGACATCGCTCGCTTCGTCTACGTCCCCTCCTACACCGTGCGCCTACTCCCCCTGGACAAGGAGGCCGTCGAGGTGCGCGAGCGCGTGCGCATCTCCGCCGTCAGCTTCGACACCGTCACTACTCGTCGGCGCCTGCGCCGCTACATCCAGGTGCAGGGCAGCGAGCGGGTGTACTTCAAGTCCTTTTCAGACTCGCGCGTCATCTCCCGCCTCACCGGCCGCGCCTTCCAGGACGTCGCCGCCCTCAAGGCCGCGGACGCGTCGGACGGCCCCGCCACGGAGCTCATCCACTTCGCCATCCACTCGCCGCGCTCCCCCTACGGCATTCCTCGGTGGGTGGGCACCCTGCTGTCCGTCCTCGGCTCCCGGCAGATGGAGGAGGTCAACTACCTCTACTTCTCCAACAAGTCCGTCCCGCCCCTGGCCCTCCTCGTCTCCGGCGGAAGGCTCTCCGACGCCTCCGTGCCGCGCATCGAGCGCTTCATCGAGGAGAACCTGAAGGGGAAGGCCAACTTCCACAAGATTCTCATCCTCGAGGCGGACGGCGCCGGCACAGGCGACGGGGGCCGCGCGAAGATTGAGCTGCGCCCCCTGACGGACGCCCAGCAGCAGGACGCCCTCTTTCAGCAGTACGACCAACGCAACATCGACAAGGTGGGCAGCGCCTTCCGCCTGCCGCCCCTGCTGCGCGGGGACGGGCGGGACTTCAACCGCTCCGTGGCGGAGGCGCAGCTGCGCTTCGCTGAGGACCAGGTCTTCCAGCCCGAGCGCGACGAGTTCGACTTCTTGCTGAATCGGAAGGTGCTCGCCGACATGGGCGTGCGCTTCTGGAAATTCAGGTCGCAGACGACGGCCACGAGAGACCCCGAGCGCATGACGGAGATGGTCGAGCGCCTAGTCCGCGTGGGTGTGCTGACTCCCGAGGAGGGCCGCCACCTGGCCGGCGACATCTTCCACAGGGAGTTCAGGAAGATTGGGGACGACTGGGTGAAGCGCCCCATCACCCTCACGCTGGCGGGCATCCAAACCGGCGTCGAAGACCTGAAGCCCCAAAAGGACAGGGGCTTGCTGATGGGCGAGGCGAAGCGCCTCTTGGGGCTGCGAGAAGAGCTTCGCGCCGAGGAGGAGCGCCTGGCCCAAGGGCGCCTGGCGCTGGCCCGCCGCTACATGGACACCGAGCACGCCCCTGTCCCCCGAGACGAGTTCGACACCTGGTTCTCGGAGAAGGGCCCATGACGCCCGAGCAGCTCCAGCGCGCGTGGATGCTCCAGGCGCAGGCCGACGCCGAGCGCGGTGTCCTGGAGTGCCGCATGTGCCGAAAGCGCGGCCCCCTGGAGGAGACGACGACGCTGTGGCGCAACGGGCTGCTCGTCTTCGTGCTGTGTGACAGGTGCGCGGCAAGCCACGACGTCGTCTTCTCCCCCACCCCGGCCGGCGTCGAGGTGCGGGCCAGGCGCCGCAGTCCCGTGGAGCTGGTGACGCAGGAGGTGCCCCGTGTGCACGGCCCCCGCTGACAGCCTCCTCCTCCTCCTACACGAGGCCCGGGCGGTGGCGGACACCCTCCTGGGAGACGTCCTGCGGCTGCCGGTGGCCAAGGCCCTGGACGTCGGCACCGCTGCAGGCATGGACCGCGCCGTGGCCCTGCTTGCCGCGCGCCTGCGCCGCGCCGTCGGGCGCGCGGATGTGGACGCCATGCGAGAGGCGGTGGCCGTCCTCGACGTGGACTGGAGGACGACAACGGCGGCCCAGCGCAGGCGCCTCGTCGCCCAGGCACTGGAGGCCGCTGGCCGGCGGACAGCCGTCATCCCCTCCCGCATCCAGGCGCCCCTCGGCGACGCTGCCGAGGAGGTGGTGGCATCCACCCGCAGCCACGCCCGGCGCGAGCAGGGCCTCGCCCTCGCCGCCCGCTTCAACGCCATGGACAGGCGCGTGGCCCATCACATCGTCCGCACCCAGGGCAACTTCGTTCGGGACGAGTACGGGCGCCGGCTGGACGCCTTCGGAGTGGAATCCCGGCGTCTCGTGGCCGAGGGGCTGGAGGCCGGCCTCGGGAGAAGCGACATCGCCGAGTCGTTGGAGCGGGCCGCGCGCGGCGCGCTCATCGAGCGGGCCCCCTTCTACTGGGAGGTGGTGGCAAGCCACTTCATCGGACAGGGGCGCTCCTTCGCGCAGGTGAGCAGCTACGCCGAGGCTGGCATCCGCCGCTACCGCATTGAGGCCGTCCTCGACGAGGCCACCACCCAAGTGTGCCGCTTCCTCCACGGGAAGACATTCTCAGTGGGCGAGGCCCTCCAGCGCTTCGAGCGAGTGGAGTCCCTTGAGCGCCCGGAGGACGTGAAGCAGGAGCTGCCGTGGGTGCGCGAGCGCCTGGACTCGGGCACCGGTCGCGCGTTCCTCTACGTCAACCGGGGGAGCCAGGAGACGCGCCTGGCCGAGGTGCTCCGCTCCGCCGCCGGCACACGCGACGACGTGGGCGAGTTTCGCGCACTCGCTTCGGACAGGCAGCTCGCGGACGCGGGCGTGGGCTTCCCGCCGTACCACGGCCTCTGCCGCACCACGACGCTCGCCGTCACTTAGTGATGTCCCCGATTTCGCGTCGCAGGCCTTTGTCTCTTCCGGAGACGAACCGCGATGCAGGCAACCTCGACACCTCCCCCCACCTCACCTCCGAGCACGACGACGCCGGAGTCGACGTCCACGGCCACGGCCAAGGCCGAGGCGACGCCCGTCGTCTGGCCTCGCGACCTCAACCTCCCCACTTCGGGAGAGCTGGCGTGGGGCTTCGACCCGGAGGGACTCCGCGATGGGTAACACTCTCACGAAGGCCCTCGCCCGAGCCCGGCACGTCCTGGAATCCCTCCAGGGTGAGCCGGTGGAGAAAACCATCTGGGGCTCCCCGGCGGGCAAGAAGCGCCTGGCGAAGCGCCTGGTGGCCATGCTGCCCGCGCACAAGACGTATGTGGAGCCCTTTGCCGGCAGCGCTGCCGTCCTCTTCGAAAAGGCTGCCTCGGACGTCGAGGCCATCAACGACGCGGACACCGAAATCGCCGACGCGTACCGACTCATCCAGAAGCTGACGCCCGCGAGTCTGGCCAAGCTGAAGAAGCTGCCGTGGGTGGGCGACGAGAAGACCTTCAAGAGCCTCTTCGACGCCAAGCCCAAGGGCGACGTGGAGCGCCTGCACCGCTTCCTCTACCTGACGCACTTCAGCTACGGGAAGCTGCGCGGTCGCAGCTTCAGCCCTAACGGCGCGGGCGTGGCGGCAAAGACGCTCGCTCGGATTGAGCAGTTCGCCCCACGCCTCAAGCACGTGAAGGTGTACGGCGGCGACTACGAGAAGGTGGTCCGCAAGTACGACGGGAAGGACACCATCCTCTTCTTGGACCCTCCGTACCCTGGCTACAACGTCGACGTCGGCGAGGGCGACTTCGACGAGGAGCGCTTCTACGGCGTCCTCAAGTCGCTGAAGGGCCGCTGGCTCATGACGTATGGCATCCGGGGCAAGCTGCCCGGGCTGCTGAAGGACTCCGGCTTCCTCGTGAAGCGCATTCGGACGCCTCGCACCATCGCCGCCATGCGCGGCGTGGGCGGCTCCTCCGTGCTGACGCAGCTCCTCGTCTCCAACTACCAGCCCGCCGCGAAGGCGCTGGAAGGCGGCCCGGATTTCACGGTGGACGACTGGCAGCCGGAGGAGTCGCCCGACAGCGCCTCCTTCCTCGCGACGAAGCCACTCCTCAAGGGCGTTGAGCCCGACGACGAGCGGTACGTCCTGGGCGTCGTCCTGGAGCCGGAGACGGTGGACGCACAGGGCGACATCTACTCCGCCGCGGAGATTCGCCAAGCCGCGCACCGTTTCATGGAGGAGTTCGGCGGCCTGGGCCTCATGCACCAGATGCGCGTCAACGGGCACGTGAAGGTGCTGGAGAGCTACCTGGCCCCCGTCGACTTCAACCTGGGTGAAGTGCCGGTGCGCAAGGGCACCTGGCTGCTCGCCGTGCGCGTCCTCTCCGACGAGCTGTGGGGCCGCGTGAAGGACGGGCAACTGACGGGCTTCTCCATTGGCGGCACCGCACGCCGGCTCCCCGAGGCCTCTCCCGCTTCCGAGACGCCCCCTACCGACACACCTGCTGCTGACTCCCAGCCGGAGGCCGCATGACGAGCACCACCCAAGGCCCCGCGTCCGTCCACCGCCTCGTCGACATGGTGGTGGAGGAGGTGTCCCTCGTGGACAGGGCCGCCAACAAGCACCGCTTCCTCCTCGTGAAGCGAGACGGAGACACCATGGACGACGCTCCCCAGGACACCTCGCAGGCCGAGGGCGCCACCAGCGCCGCCTCGGACACCTCCAAGGCCGAGGACACCGTCCTCGCCTCAGCCCAGCAGGCCCTCGAAGCCGTGACGGCCCTCGTCGAGACGTTGACGTCCGCGGACGGCATCGACGGCGTGCGCGTGGTGGAGGTGGCCCAGCACCTGCGCACGCTGGCCGACGCACTGGAGGACGAGGACGACGAGGAGGATGACGTCGAGGCGCGCGCCAAGGCCACCAGCTCCGCTCCGACGCCTCCCCAGTCGACTCCGCCCGCGCCCGCGCCGGGCCCCGACGCCTCTGGCGTCATGGAAGGCCTGACGAAGCTCACCGACGCTGTCCGCGCGCTGGAGGGCAGTGTGAAGGAGCAGCACCAGCGACTGGGCCGCGTGGAGAAGCAGTTCGGCCTGCCCAACAGCAGCGCCCCCGCGGAGCGCCCACCCAAGCCTCCCGTCGAGGACGTCGGCTGGCCGCTCGACCTCAACAAGCCCCTCAATCGGGAGAGCGTCGACAAGGCCATCTCCTTCCATGACGTCTGAAGCCCCACCCGCCACCAGGAAGCCTCAACGCCAAAGGAATCCCCATGAGTCGTCTCGACAACAGCACCCTCTTGGCCAAGGCGGACCTGGCCCTCGCCGACCTCACGGCCGGCGGCGGCATCCTCCAGCCCGCGCAGGCGCAGAAGTTCATGCGCCTGCTGATTAAACAGTCCGTCCTACTGCAGCAGTGCACCGTCGTGCCCATGGCGGCGCCCAAGCAGCAGTTCTCCAAGCTGAAGTTCGGCAGCCGCATCCTCCGCCCGGGGCAGGAGGCCACCGCCGTCCCCGCCGCCCAGCGCGTGAAGCCGGACCTCTCCCAGGTAGAGCTGGACGCCAAGCTCTTCAAGGGCGAGGTGCGCCTCTCCGACGAGGTGCTGGAGGACTCGATTGAACGCGGCGAGCTGCGCCAGACGCTGATGGAGATGATGGCGGACGCCATCTCCCGTGACATGGAGGAAATCCTCGTCAACGGGGACACCGCCTCGGCGGACCCCTTCCTCGCCACCCTGGACGGCGTGCTGAAGCAGGCCACCAGCAACGTCGTCGACGCGGCCGGCGCGCCCATCTCCAAGGACGTCCTGGGAGACTTGCTCAAGTCGCTGCCCTCGGAGCACCTGCGCGACAAGAGCAGCATGGGGTTCCTCTTACGTCCGTCGACGCGGACCTGGACTACCGCAGCACGCTGGCAGAGAGGGCCACGGCTGTCGGCGACAAGTTCCTCGAGGGCGACGCGCCGGTCCTCTACTCGGGCGTCCCGCTGCGCCCCATCCCTCTCTGGCCGGAGAACCTCGGCGCGACGAATGACCGCACGGCCATCCTGCTGACGAACCCGAAGAACATCCACGTCGGCATCTGGCGGCAGATTCGCATCGAGTCGGCGCGCGACATCTCCGAGGGCACGCTGAAGGTGGTGGCCACGCTGCGCTTCGACGCGAAGTTCGCCGAAGAGTCCGGCACGGCCAAGGCCATCAACGTGCAGTTGTGAGGCCCACCACCATGGACAACACCTATCTCGTCCGACTCAAAGCCTACGACGCGCGCCGCGGCCACGTGCTGCGGCGCTACACGTATGCCGGCATCAAGTTTCAAGAGGAACGCGGGTGGTACCGGGTGGAGAAGCCGGTGGCCGACTACCTGCGCACGGTGCGCCAGTTGCCCGGCGACGCCTACTCGCCGCTCGCCTTCGACGTGAGCACGGACGCCGAGGCGAAGGCCCTCGACGCGGCCGAGGCCGATGAGGCCAAGGTGAAGCGCAACGCCAGCGACGAGCTGAAGCTGAGTGCTGCGCGGCCCGCCGGCACGCTGACGGCGGAGGACCTGCCGAAGGCCGAGGAGAAGGACACGCGCCGCGGTGTTGGCGGTCATCGCGGAGCGCGGAAATCGGGTCATCGGCAGGCGCGGGTCTCGAGTCGAGTCAATGCAAGACGGCCCCGCTCCCGCCCCGGTTGCGGGGCGCGGAGCGAGGCCGGTGGGCAGCGGAGAGTCGCCGGGACGCTCAGCTCTTCCTGGCCTTGCGCTGCGCGCGTGACTCCTCGGCCATGCGCCTGCGGTAGCTGTCGCCTTCAATGCTGATGATGCTCGCGTGGTGGATGACGCGGTCAATGAGGGCGATGGCGCACGCGGCGTTGGGGAAGATGGTGGTCCACTCCGAAAACGGGAGGTTGGTCGTCAGGACAATCGGCTTCTTCTCATACCTGCGCGACACCACCTGGAAGAGGAGGTCGGCGTTCCTGGCGTCGTAGGAGAGGTAGCCAATCTCGTCGATGACGAGCAGCCCCGCCTGGGTGCAGTAGTGCTTCAGGCGCCTGTCGAGCGCCCGGGCGGAGTCCTGGCTTCCGAGGTCGAGCAGCAGTTGGGAGGCGGTGGTGAAGAGGACGGAGTGGCCGGCCTGCACGGCGTTGTAGGCGATATTCTGAGCAATCATCGTCTTGCCCAGGCCCTGGGGTGCGACGAGGACGACGTTGGCGGGGCGGGCCATGAAGTCCAGCGCCAGGGCACTCTCGACGGCCGTCCTGTCAATGTGCTTGGGCCAGCCCCAGTCGAAGTCGGCCATCGTCCTGAGGGTGCCCAGCTGGAGCGGTTGTCGAGGTAGAGCGTCTCGGGCACGCCGTGCTGGCGCGCGGCCCGCACCAGCAGGCCGAGCATGTCGTCCTCGCGCTCGGTGGAGCGCGCCTCGAGGGCGACGACGTAGTGGCTCCTGTCGTCGAGCAGTGCGTGGATGCGCAGCGGCTCCCACTTCGTGCCGCCGGTGAGCACCGGGCCATGGCAGACATCGCCATGCCACAACGCGCCGGGGTACGCGGCCTCCCAGCGCCGGCGCTCAACCCCCTCCCCCGTCCCGCGTAGCGAGACGCGGTCCAGCCCACGCTCGGCGAGTAGCCGCCGCACGGTGGCGGCGCTCACCGCGCCCTCGCGCACGCGGCCCTGGCGCACCAGCGTCGTGAGAATCAGCTCCGCGGACGCGCTCAGGTGCTCGCGCCGCACGTCGCAGACCAGTTGCTTCTGCCGCTCGTCGAGCGCCTTGGCGCGGCCCGCGTCCTTGCGCGGCTGGGGCCGCAGGGCGGCGAGGCCGTGCCTGCGGAAGCGGTAGTACCAGCGCTCCAGCGTCGGCATGCTGAAGTGCCACGTGCGCTCGGCGCCGGGCGGACGGAACTTCTGCCGCGTCAGCTCCCTCAGTGCGCCGCGCAGCTCTCCGCGCGTCAGCTGGCGGTGCACCACCGGGCCAATAACCTGGCTGCGGAAGACTGCAATCTCTTCACCGTGGTCCTTCGGGACGAGCTCGTCCATGGAGGTCTCCTTCCCGCTGCCCGCGTCCATCGCGGGCCTGGCGGGAAGCTCTCCCCTCGCATCCGCCTGGGCCGCTGGGAGCGTGCCCAACGCGGTGGGCGCGGATTCCCTAGCAACTTCGCGGTGATGGTCATCAGCTCACATGGCGGGCTCCGGCGAAGGCTTGATGCTCGAGCGGCGCCCCCCGCCACGCGAGCGGCGCGTGAGCGCACAGTGCCTGCGCCGCGCGGGCCGCGAGCGCCCGGGGCCCCTGCGCCACCGCGCCAAGCGGGAGTGCGCCGAACAGCTGCCGCGCCCCAAGCTGCCGCGCCCACCTGGCCAGCGAGCGCCAGCCGCGGGCGGCGTCCCCCAGACGCGTCCAGTCGCTCGTCCGCCGTCGCACCTCGTCCGCCCTCAGGCCGCACAGGGTCCACAGCGCCAGCGCGAAGCCAATCGCCTCCCCGCTGAAGTGCTTGCGTGGGCGGACGGACGGCGGCACCACTCGCATCACCGCGCCACACGGCTTGCACCGGTAGCGGCGGCAGAGCACGACCTCGCAGCGCGGCGCCTCGTCCGCAGTCGGCGGGCCGCGCTGCTGGCGCTCGACGAGCCCATGCCCATGGAGGCCCAGCCCTCCGCCTTCGTAGGCCCCGCGCCCACACGCCACGCAGCGCTTCGGCCGGCCCTCGTCCACCGAGGGCGGCCAGTTCTTGACGTCGCCCTCGAAACGGACGACTCCTCGGGTGTCCCGGTTCTCTTTCCGCAGGGTTCCCGGGGCCCGCGTGGAGGGTGTTCCCGCACCCTCTGCGCACCGTTCTCCCCGTCCTCCTGACCGCCTGCTACATCATCGGGCGTGGCGCTCCAGTTTCTCGCTGACCATGGGCGCGCGGCGCGAATCCATCACGCAGCCGGCTCGAACTCGGGCCTCGAGCTCTCATCCAGAGGGCTCGTCAGCACCCCAATAGGTGTCTTCGCGCTTCTCCCTTCGCACCGGCAGTCGCCGGAAGCGATTCAGCCAGGAGCGCCCGTGCTCCACCGTCCTTGGGGGTGGCCAACGAGGTGCCACTCACGGCGGGGCCCGCGCTTCAGTGCCTGGAGGAGCGATTCGGCGTCACCTCCGCCCGGGGCGCACGCGCGGCCTCGGGCATCGGTGTGTCAGGCGAAGCCTTCCGTGAGGCGCACACCGCGGAGGTGGAGCGGAAGGAGGGCCTGCTGCCACAAGGCCGGCGGCGGCGAGCGCCGCGGGCCGGCCGCCCGCACACCACCAGACGCAACGACTCCACGCGCACCTTCCCGTGCGCGCGCCGACTTCTGGCGCCGCGCCCTGGAGTGCGCTACCCCTCCCTCACCGGCTCGCCCCTCTCGCACACCAGGGCGCGCCCCCAGGAAGGCCCTCCAGGTGTCGCTGGTGGGCCTTCTGACTTTCAGGACACGCGCTGCCCTGGACTCCACCGGCGCGCGCCCCTCTCCTCAACTTTTCGGCTGCTCCCAGCGCTGTTCCGGGCCGCGCGGTTTCCGAACTCCGGCTCGCCCATGACCAGAAATCTGCGCTTCTTGGTGACCATCAACAGACGGCGGCGCATCCAGCCGGGGCGCAGTCACTCCAGGCCCCAAGGACCCGCCGGTGGAAGCACGCCGCCAGCTCGATCCCTTGCTCTTCGGTCAGTTCCAATCTGCTCACGCTGGTTCACCCCACGGCCCACGACGAATTCATCCGGGCCGTGAATGAGAGCGCCGTTCCCTGAGGACGGGGAGAGCCCAGACAGTGCAAGCATGGATGGCACATTGACGTGGCGTGCTTGCACAAGTAACCTGCAAGCATATGGCGACCAAGAAATCGAATACCCCTGACGCCTCGAAGGCAAAGGGCGGGCATGCGCGGGCGGAGGCGCTTACGAAGGGCCAGCGGCAGGAAATTGCGCGGAATGCTGCACTCGCTCGGTGGGATGCGGATGTTCCACAGGCCACTCACGAGGGCACGTTCAGCATAGGCGATTCATCCGTCGCGGCGGCAGTACTTCCCAACGGGGTGCGCCTGCTCACCCAGGCCACGTTCCTACGGGCCATCGGACGTTCCCGCTCCCCGAAGGCTGGAACGGGAGTCCTGAGCACGGCCGAGGGGCTGCCGTTCTTCTTGCAGGCGGAGGCACTCAATCCGTTCATCACTGAGGAGCTCGCGCAGAGCACGACTCCCATCTTTTTTCGAGAGAAGTCGGGCAAGCGGTCCGTCGGGTACGACGCCAAGCTCTTGCCCTTGGTCGCCGAGGTGTACCTGAAGCTGCGCGACGCCTGCCATGAGGAAGGCAATCCGGTCCCGCGACAGTACGAGCACATCGTGCGCACCTGCGATGCGGTCACGCGCGGGCTCGCGCGGGTCGGCATCGTCGCGCTGATCGACGAGGTGACGGGCTATCAGGAGGTCCGCGACCGGCAGGCGCTCCAGGCGATCCTCGACCAGTACCTCCAGCGCGAATTCGCGGCTTGGGCAAAGCGCTTCCCCGACGACTTCTACAAGCAGATTTTCCGCCTGCGGCAGTGGGAGTGGCGGGGGATGAAGGTCAACCGGCCGCAGGTGGTCGCGCACTACACCAAGGACATCGTCTACGCGCGTCTCGCCCCCGGCATCCTGAAGGAGCTCGAAGGGAGGAACCCGAAAGACGAGAAGGGTACCCGCAAGGCCCGGCACCATCAGTTTCTGACGGAGGACGTCGGGCATCCTGCGCTGGCGCAGCACCTATATGCGGTCATCGGTCTCATGCGGCTGTCGGACTCGTGGTCGCAGTTCATGACGATGCTCAACCGTGCATATCCGAAGCGAGGCGAGACGCTCGAGCTGCCGCTGTTCACAGGCGAAGTCGAAAGTTAG